AAAACCAAATTACTTACCACGTTACGATTGGTGAGAAAGGCCGCGAACGCACAATGGTGCTTCAGCCTAGCGAAGTGCTTCACTTTAAGGGCATGACCACTGACGGCATCCGCGGCATATCTCCGATCTCGTACCAAGGTAGTTTGCTAGGTGGCGCCATCGAGCAAAGGGACCACGCTAATAACGTGTTCAGCAATGGCAGCACACCTCGTGGTGTCTTGCAGGTCGACGGTACGCTTAGTGATGACGCCTACAAGAATCTAAAGGAGTCCTGGGACTCAGCACACGGTGGCACACGTAACGCTAACCGCGTTGCTCTGCTCGAGGCCGGTGTCAAGTTTGAGCCTATCTCTATGAGCCCTGGCGATGTACAGCTCATTGAGACTAGGAAGATGTCTCGTGAAGAAATATGCGGAATCTTTAGAGTACCTCCGCACATGATCGCTGACTTGTCTCGGGCTACGTTCTCAAACATTGAGGCGCAAGGCTTAGATTTCTATAAGTCGGCTATCTCGCCATATCTGAAGTCTTTCGAAAGCAGGATGGACTATCAGCTCCTGGGCGACAGCACTCGATGCTTTAAGTTTGACGTCTCCGAGCTAATTCGTGGCGACTTCCAGGGCGAGGTTGAGGCTTACAGCAAACTGCTGACTATGGGCGTTATGTCTCCCAACGAAGTTAGGTCACGTCTGGACATGAACCCTCGCGAAGGTGGGGATGACTATGTCAGCGACAGTAACAACCTGACATTCGGTAACGAAGACGAGCCTCAGCAAGAACAACCCCAAGAAGAGCAGAACCAGGAGGACACACCAGATGGTGAACCTAGTTCCTACTGAGCAGATGGCCGCAAACGCAAAACGCGGCCTAGAGATGCGGCGTGAGTACAACCGAGGTGGTACAGCAGTTGGCGTAGCCAGGGCTAGAAGTATTGCCAATCGTCAAAAGCTTAGCCCTAAGACAGTAAACCGCATGGTGTCGTTTTTTGCGCGTCACGCAGTTGATTCTGAGGCTGAGGGCTACCGATCAGGTGAGCCTGGATATCCGTCGGCTGGAAAGATCGCCAATCTACTTTGGGGAGGCCCCGCAGCTTATGCCTGGGCTAAACGAAAGCAACGAGAACTAGAGAAATCAAACGAGGTTCCTATGAAAAAGGTATTTCACCTTGAAGACATCAAGCTTTATCAAGAAAACGATGAGCGTAAATTTGAAGGGTACGCCAGCACGTTTGGCAACATGGACCGGCAAGGTGATGTCGTCGAGTCAGGAGCGTTTGCGAAAAGCCTGGCTAACCACGGCGTACAGAAAACTATGCCAGCAATGCTTTTACACCATGATCTAAAGCGTCCCATTGGCCGCTGGACATCGATGGTAGAAGACCAAAAAGGTCTGCGTGTTACCGGCACATTGACTGCTGGCGTCCGCGATGCCGACGAAGCCTACGCTCTGCTGAAAGACGGCGCTATTAACAGCATGTCTATTGGCTACCGAGTGCGAGACGAAGAGTACAACTCGCGCAGTAAAACTAATCACCTCAAAGAGATAGACCTTCATGAAGTCTCTTTGGTGACTATCCCGGCTAATGCTTCGGCAGTAGTTTCTGCTGTCAAAGATGAAGCTGGGGACATCAACATCCGAGAACTAGAGTCTGTCCTGCGTGATGCCGGGCTGTCTAGGAACGAAGCGAAAGCCATCTTGGCTGGCGGTTTCAAGTCTCTGGATGACGATGAAGAGGAGTTGATTGAGAAGACTCAAGATGAGTGTGACGCTCAAACCGAGATTGATCATCAGCGACTCAAGGCGATGCTGGACAAACTAACCATCATCAAATCCAAAACCAAGTAACAGGAAACTGCTATGACAGACGAAATTAAGTCAGAGGAGCTCACGGTTGCTACGGCTCAGGACGTCAGCCTCGATGTCGTTGAAAAAACCATCGATGAGGTTGTCGCTCAGAACGAAGCTGTAGCTATCGAAAATGAGTCCCTCAAAAAGGAAGCATCTATTGCTTCAGAAGAACTCGCAGCAATCAAAGCTGACCTCGAAGAGGTTAAGGCTAAGCAAGCTGCTCCTACATTCATCCGCAATCTTGGAGATAAACAAGACATGGAATCTAGAGATTTATTCAAGACCTTCATCAAGGAAGGCGCTGATGGTCTTCGCGGCAAAGCTGCTGACCTTCAGATCTCAACCGACGCTCAAGGCGGATACGCTTTGCCAGAAGAGCTTCGCCAAGAGATCATCAAAATCCAGCACGAAGTATCACCTATGCGTCAGGTATGTTCTGTCGCTCAGGCCGCTACTACAGATGTTAAGCAGCTCGTTAGCACGGGTGATGCGGCTTCTGGCTGGGTCGGCGAGACAGACTCTCGCGCACAGACTAACTCACCCGAGTTGGCTCAGCGCACTGCAACCTTTGGTGAAGTGTACGCACGTCCTCGTGTATATCAGCACCTCATCGAAGATGGCTTCTTCAATGTAGAAGATTGGCTGTTAGGCGAAGTTGCTCGTCAGTTCTCAGAAGCAGAGGGCGTAGCCTTCTTGTCTGGCAACGGCACCAACAAGCCTGTCGGTATCTTGAACGGTCTGACTTTGAACGCAGACGGTGCGGCTAACGATGCCACTGGTGCTTTCGAAGTTCTCAACACAGGAACTAACAACGCTTTGGCAGCTACAGACGCAGCTACTATTGAGTTCTTACGCACTGTCGTGAAGTCAGTTAAGACTCCATATTTGCCTAACTGCCGCTGGATGATGAATCGGTCTACACACCAGGCCCTCATCAACCTCAAGAACAGCGACGGCGAGTACTTCCTTCAGCGTGATCTTACGCAAGCTGGTGCAACATCTTTGTTCGGCCACGGAATCGTTATTAACGAAGACATGGACGGAATCGATGAGGCAGCTCACAGCGCACCAATTATGTTTGGTGACTTCGCTCGTGCGTTCCAGATCGTCGACCGTGTTGACGTAAGCGTCCTACGTGACCCCTACACCAACCCCGGATCGGTAATGTTCTACAGCCGTAAGCGTGTTGGCTCTATGGTCCTTGACGCACAGGCAATGAAGGTTGTTGGCGTAACACACGCTTAATTAACAGTTGAAGGAGAAATGCTATGGCAGACCCCGTGACTTTTGCAGAAGCGAGACTTCACTTGCGTCTGCCTAGCACCATTGACAGTGATGAACAGGCAGAGATCGAACGTATGATTTCTGTAGCGACTGAATACGCTGAGTCGTTTACTAATCGAGTCTGGTCTACAGGTTCGAAGACGGTTTACTTCGACGCGTTTCCGTTACGCGGCAGTCGCAACAAGCTTGGTTTGTACTTGCCTGGTGGCAAGATCAGCGGCATCACATCGGTAACCTACTATGATTCGGACTATGTCCAGCAGACGCTGGCGAGCTCCTTATATCGCTTAGTAGGCGCTTCAGATTTGGCTTACCTTTACCCAGCAATGGGTGAGGTCTGGCCTACCGATGTCGCTGATGAACCAAAGCATGTTGCGGTTACTTACGCGCTTGACGGTTCAGTCTCTGTTCCAGCTTCCGTAAAGCAAGCTATCTTGCTGGTTATGGGATCACTGTATGAGTACCGTGAAGACGGCATTATTGATAATGCTGGTTTGGCGCTTGTGAAAGCTCCAAAAGGTGCTGATGACCTTCTCTCTCCTTACCGACTACGCATAGCGTAAGGGGGGACAATGAGAGCAGGTTCACTGAGGCATACAGCAACTATCTATCAACGTGCAACTTCACCTGATGCCTACGGAGCTCTTGACCACACCATGACTGCTGATTCTGTCACTCACAAGTGCAGCATCAAACAACGTACTTTTAGAGAACGTGCAGAAAATGGTCAGTTAATGAGTCGGATCGAGTTCGAGCTACAGTTCCGCTATAGCCCAGAACTTGAGCTGTTAAATCCTGGCGCTCAAATCAGCGTTGCTGGTCGCTTACTTGAGGTTCTGTCTAGTTCAGACCCAAAAGGTAAACGTCAGAACGTGGTGATCTACGCGGAGGACGTTCGATGATCGATCAATCCCTCCGTACATACATCCTTGCTGATTCAAGTATCACTTCACAGATAGCTACTAATGGCGTTTACCCACAGCGACTACCACAGGAAGTCGATAAGCCCTGCATTGTTTATACAGTACAGGACGGCATCGAGAGCCTGGTTGCTGGGGGTGTATCTGCCTTACGTCGTTATCAAGTTGACCTGACAGTCTTTGCAGAGAAGTACAGCGAGATGCGAGAGATTACTCAAGCACTCACAACTTCGATGAATGGCCTGTCAACGACACAGAGTGGTGACCTTATCCAGGGATGCCGTATCCACAACATCGTCAATGATTTTGAGGAAACCCTTCAACTATACACATCAACCTTAGATCTAGTCTTAATCGTTAAGGAGAGCTAACGCAATGGCAGCAATTCAAGCGCCCTTTACAGGGCAAGAAACAAAGCTGTATGCGAAAGCGAGTGCTCATTCACTCGCCAGCCTCGTAGCCGGTGACTTAGTCGGTGAAGTTCAGAACATCGGAGACATGGAGCTCTCCGCGAACGTAATCGAAGTCAGCAAATACGGGTCAGCATACAAAGGTAAACTGGTAGGCCAGAAAGACAGCGGTACAATCGATATTAGTCTTAACTGGGTTCCAGACTCGTCTACACAATCAGCACAAGCATTGATGCAGTCGTCTTACTCATCAGGCGCGAAGGTCTACTTCGTCGTCGTATGGGCAGACGCTGACGCAGGTTTAGCTGCATGTGAGTTTAGCGGGTATGTCCAAAGTTACAGCATCAGCCAGCCACTGGAAGATGTAGTCACAGTCAACGTCAGCATCAACATTGATGGTGCGGTTACGTTCGACACTGACGGTACTTTAGGCAGTTAAATATAGCGGGACACTCCTCACGGGGTGTCTCGTTTTTTTTGGTCAGGAGGAGATAACAGATGGCACTAAGTAGAGATCAGATTTTAGGAGCGGTTGACTTTAACTTTGTCGACGTTGACGTCCCTGAGTGGGGTGGAAGCGTTCGCTTAAGAGGTTTGTCGGCAGCAGAGCGTGATGAGTTTGAGGCAAGCCTTGGTGTTAGCCAGGACTTAGTCAACATGCGAGCACGGCTTGTAGTGAACTGCCTGGTCGATGAGAACGGCGACAAGCTGTTCAAGTCTAGCGAGGCAAAAGAGCTAGGTAAGAAGAACGGCCAGGTAATCAACATGCTGTTCGATGAGGTCAGAAAGCTGTCAGGTATGGCAGACGAAGACTTAGGAATCGCTGAGGGAAACTAAAAGACCCAGTGCGGCGATTTAAGTTTCGCCTGGCACTCGCATTGGGTATGACCGTCAGGCAGCTAGAGACACAGATAGAAAGCTCTGAGCTATTAGAGTGGATGGTGTTCTTTGGTCTTGAGCCCTGGGGGTCTGTCCGCGAGGACTATAGAGCTGGGCTTATCACCGCAACGCTTGTAAACGTCAACGGCGGTAAGAAAGGCGGTAAGCCAGCTCAACCCGACGATTTCTTTACGCTTTACAGTCGACACAGCAACAGACGACAAAGCAACCAACAACAGATGAACATCTTTAAACGGATTGCGGAGTTCCAAAATGGCTAGAGACTTTAGAGAGGTAAAGCGTCGTGGCGGTATCTACACAGAGTTTACTGTCGACGGCCTCAGCGCTATAGAAAAAGAGTTTATGAGAATGGAGAAGGAGCTTCGTACTCAGGAAGGTAAAAACGCCATGACCTCCACCATGAAGCCCGTCATGGCAAACGTCAAAGGCAACATCCGACGACAAGGGTTAACAGACACAGAGTCCCTGCATCGGTCAGGGAGAATCACCAATGGACATGTGAAGCCGCAAGACTTGGTCTGTGATGTCCGGTTCGGAACTGACAGGCGCGGCAGTTATAAACGTAATGCGCGAGCTACAGCGAACAAGAAAGGTGATCGCAAACCGGCATACGCTTTGCAGAACGAATTCGGAACAAAGGACAGCGCCTTCGGCCCGACAAAGGAACGACCGTTTATGCGTCCAGCATTTGACGGTAAAGAAGTGCAGATAGCAGAGAGACTAAAACAAAGACTAAAGAATCGAATTATCAGATTCAAACTACCGTAAGAGGCTTACGATATGGCTACTTCAGTACTAAGAACGCTCGCAATACGCTTGCGGATGAACTCAGCGGCCTTTCGTAAAGACGTTGACCAGGTAGACAAGCGCTTTAGAAAAATGACGTCGAGTATGCGTCGTAGCTCTATGCAGTTCCAGAATAGCCTGGGACAGCTAGGAGTAACGCTTGCCAGCGGCTTTGGTATGGCGGCAGTCGCTAACGCAGCAGATGAAATGACCAACCTGCGTAACAAGATGAAAGCGACATTTGAGACAAGCCGTGAAGTCGCCATAGGTATGAATCAAATACGATCAATCGCTAAGGCATCTCGCTCAGACCTATCATCAGTCGGTACGCTTTACCAGCGTATTGCTGTATCTACAAAACATCTGGGGACAACACAGAAAGAAGTAGCAGACGTTACTGAGGTCATCACAAACTCATTCTTGATGTCAGGTACAACGGCATCAGAAGCGGCTAACTCGGCTAGACAGTTTGCCCAGGGCTTGGCGTCTGGCGCACTACGCGGTGACGAATTCCGCTCCGTCTCGGAGAACAACGTCGTACTAACAAACATGCTGGCCGATGGTCTAAATATGACGGTCGGTGAGCTGCGTAAGTTCAGTCATGAGGGCGGACTTACCGCAGAACGTATCCTACCGATACTACGTGGCGAGCTAGAGGGAACACGGGAAGCCATCTCGAATATGGACGTGACACTTTCCCAGGCTAGAACATTATTCAACAACTCCTTTACCGAAATGGTTGACCGAGTTAACTCAGCGTTTAGCGTCACCAATAAACTCGCAGTTGTAATTAAAACGCTTTCGGAAAACATACACATCGTAACCGTTGCCGCAGCAGGGTTAGCCAGCGTATTGATGGTCAACGTGGTTCGAGGGTTTCTCGCTTGGATTGCTGTGTCTACTTTTACAACTGTCACGGCGATTGGCGGCTTACTTAGCGCTGTCATTGGCTTAGCGTCATTCTTAGTTCGCGGCTTTGTGACTGGGTTAGCCACAGCAACGGCCGCGCTTGTTAGGTTTAGCATAGCGCTATTGGCTAACCCGATTGGTCTTATTGTGACCGGAGTTGTGGCGCTTGGCGCTGCTTTGGTTTACGCACAGGAACGCTTTGCCATACTTGAAAACGGGCTGGCGCTCTTTGACAAGATGAAGACGATTGTGAGTGCCACAGTCGATGTCATAAAAGCTGAGTTTGAAAAAGCGCTTTTGAACATCGAAATCTTCTTTGCAGGTATTCGCAAGAAAATCGCCGACGTGCTGTTTGATTTAGGCGCGGACACTCTTGCCAACGGTATCCTGCCGGATGAAGGCGTTGGCGTACTTGTCGCTCGAATGAACAGCGTAGCTGCTGCGTCAGAGGCCGCTAGTGCTCGCATGAAAGCAGCCTTTGCTGAGCCTTTCACTGTTATAAGTGGCGACGACGGTGCTTCTCCAGTTGACGCTATCAAAAACAAAGTAGCAGAAATGATGGCAGCTTTAGGTGTTGGCGACGAGGCTGAAGGCGGCGGCATGGGCGGCATGTTCACCGGCATTGTTGAGAGCTTTAACTCAATGGGCGATACCGTCATGACCAAGATGGCTGAGATGTTCCCCGGCCTAGTCAAGTTCTGGCAAGTGCTTAAAGGGGGCAACCCTGACCCAGTTGAGGCAGAAGCCGGAGCCGCAGAAGACGGTCCCATGTCGTGGGCTGAAAAATGGCAACTAGCACTTGAGAAGTTTGGAGAAGCTTGGCAGTCGCTAAAGACGGGAGCTGGTGGTGCTATCGACAAGCTGAAAGAAAAGTATCGATCGCTTGATGACGTGCTGATGGCTGGAGCGCAGAAGTCTAAAAAGATCGCTGCAATTCGCCGGGCTATCTTGCTCAAAGAAGCAATCATGCAAGGAAAGGCTGCGATACTTAAAGCCTGGAACAGTGCCCCGTTCCCCGCAAACCTGCCCGGCGTTCTCTTAACCACAGCGCAGACTGGCTTGGTTATCCGGGACATCATGAAAGGCCAGGCACACGACGGCATGGATTCGTTACCGTCTACAGGTACATACATGCTTGAGAAAGGTGAGCGTGTTCTATCGACTAGAGCTAACCGTGATCTGACAAGTTTCCTAGCTAATAATAACCAAGGTAGTAAAATGAAAGGGCCAGAGAGTGTCACGCTACAAGTTAACGGCGTGTCTGACCCAGACCTAGTGGTCAATGCTCTTGCTTCACGTAGGGGTGAGCTGGAAGCAATGATCCGGTCGATAAGCGCAGAGAATGTGCGCGTAGCCCCTTTCTAGGAGTAGAAAATGATCACAATACCTAACAGTGTTAGTACGGCGTTAGCGGCCAGCACCTACAGGACTTCACTGCTGGTGCATCTTCCTGGAGTTGGTTTCAAAATCACCGACAACCACAAGCCTATTACCTACAACTCTACGACCTATACGACGTCTGACGAGATTGTATTGAAGACCAGCAACGTCAACAGGACAACAGATATAGCAGCTAATAGCTACACGCTAACTTTTGCTGGCGCAGACAAATCGGCATACCAGGAATACACCAATAGCGGTACTGACTACGTTAGGCACGTCGGCAAGACAGGCACTCTCTACCTCGCATTTCTGGATGACAACTACGAGTTGTTGGATTCGGGAAGCGTCATTGAGCTGTATACCGGCGTGGTCGATACCTGGGAGCTCAATGAGTCATCTACGACTAGTGAGTTTTCAGTCAAGTTATCAAGCCACTGGGCTACGTTTGAAGTGACAAACGGTCGTTACACGAACAGTAGCAGTCAGCAGGAGTACTACCCAGGAGACGAGATCTTCAAGTACTCACATCAAGAGAAATTACCGATTAAATGGGGTAGCTAGTATGGTTTGGGGCATTATTGCAGCAGTAATCGCGGTCGTTGCTTCCGCTGGCGTGTACTACCAGCAGAAGAAGATGGAAGCCCAGGCGGCCAAGCAAGCACAGGAAGCTAAAGCCGTACAAGTTAGCGGCCACGACAGTAACCGTGGTCTGTATACCGTCTACGGTCAGACGCTTGTTGGCTCTACAATTGTGTGGAAGCACGTTAGCGATAAAGAGGCTAGGATTACACAAAGCGGCTTTACCACGATCTCTGCCGCTACTGGTTCCGAGCTAACAACTAACAAAGACCACAAAAACAATAGATGGTTGTATCGTGCTGTTACTTTATGTAACGGACCTGTTACCGACATTACTAACGTAACGATTGATGATGAAGGCTACCGATCGCCTCGCTTTACTAACAAAACCAATAAACACTTTGCTACTACATACAGCGTCGGTCCTACAGCCGGACAAAACTTTTCGGCACTACGAAGCGCTTACTCGTCCGACTTCTACGGATGGGCCAGTGACGCTGCGGGTAAAGGTGTCGCCTACGCAATGGAGCGACTCTATTTACACAAAGACAAACCAGCTTACCAGGGGGAGCCGCAGACACGATATAGAGTCAAAGGCCGAGCACTGTATGACCCCAGAAAAGACTCAACATCGTCAGCATACAACTCTAACTTAGGCACGAGCACACACAGAGCCAATACCGCATCAACCTGGGAATACTCTGACAACCCCGTACTAGCGCTTTTGGATTACATGCGTTCTGAGGAGTACGGCAGAGGCCTAGACCTGTCAGTAATTGATATCACCAGCATCGCTACGTCGGCTGATAAGTGCGACGTCTTAGTCGACATCCCACATAGGCTCGCCAACGATACAGGCTCAGTCGTCACCTATTATGATCCAGAGACCGGCGAAACCTATATCGTCACGGTCAACGGTGATTACCCGTACTACCGCGCCGATCAACAAACCACAGGGACCAACGCCAACAAGCAACGACGCTTCAGAATTAACATGGCGGTCGATCCGTCAAAAGAAATCTTAGACAACATCCAGGAAATACTAAACGTCTTTAGAGGCAACCTGAGCTACGCGAACGGAAAGTACTTTGTTCACATGGCCGACGTCGCAAGTCCAGTTCTTACGCTTAACGATGACGACATCATCGGCGGGTTGAAGATAGCAAACGGCGACCGCTCACAGCGGATGAACCGGGCTACAATTAAGTTCATCAACCAGGCTAAACAATACAAGACGGACCAGGTGAGCTGGCCGAGCTTAGACAGTAACGAAGACGGAGGCCTGTACGCGACATACTTGGCGCAGGATGAAGATGAGAAGCTGCATCGGACATTTACGATTAAAGGCTGTACGGACTTTTACCAGGCACAAGACACGGCTGAGTTCCTGGTACGCGACAGCCGTTCTAATCTTTCTGTAAGCGGTACGTTTGGTAGTCGTTGTTTTGGTCTTATACCTGGTGATGTTGTAGCGCTTAATTACGATAGTTCTGGGTTTAGCGGGAAGTACTTTAGAGTCATACAGACACAGGTCGACCTAGTGTCGATGAATGTAGGGCTACAGCTTAAAGAGTACGACAGCAGCGTCTACACCTGGAACACCAATCGGGGCAACGAACCCCTAGGCTTGTCGTGGCAAGAAGAGGTTGTAAACGCTGATCCGACAAACCTGACAATTGGGACAATTGCGACAAACACTAGAACGAGAGCTGACGGCTCTACTGCTCTGACGTTGACTGTACCTTTCTCTGACGTACCGGAAGCAGCGCAGTACGTAGAGATAAGCTGGGCCATCAACAACACCAACGACTACAACACACAGCTAGTTTTTGACACAGAGAATCAGACGCAAACTGAGGTAGCGATAGAGCGTGATGGTGAGACATACGCGATACGGGCTCGCTACTTTGCTACTAACAGCTACGGCACACTCATGCCCTCAGCGTACACGGAAACCACACATGCGGTTGCCGATCTGTCGGGTACTAAGCTTGATGGTATCGAAGACGGCGCTACACAGAACACAGGTGACCTGGCTGACCTAGATACAGTAAGCGCTAATGAAATTGACGACGAGGCCGTCACCATAGCGAAGCTGGATACGTCGCTCGAATCGACTAACTACCAGGCTGGTGTTTCTGGCTGGAAGCTCACCAAGGCCGGAGTGTTCGAAGCCGGTAGCGGTACTTTCCGCGGAGCTGTTACAGCCACATCTATAACACTTGAATCTGGCGTGACTTTAGGGAGTAGCGATCTCGATCAGACTACTCAAGACAGCTTAGCGCTTGCTGACTCAGCGCTACAGGACTCTGATACTGGGGTAGACCTCGAGCTGACTGACGGAAGTGTGGGCGGTATTACCATCAACTCTACGAGTGTGGAGTCGACAAACTTCAGCTCTGGTGTTTCGGGTTTCAAATTAGAGAGTGACGGCACGTTTGAGGTAGGAGATGGAACCTTTAGGGGCGGAATTACAGCGACATCTATAACGCTTGAAGGCACTACTATCGCCGGTAGCCAGCTAGATCAGACTACCCAAGACAGCCTTGGTCTAGCCGACAGTGCTGTCCAGGACGAAGATACAGGTCTTGACTTAGGTATCACTGCCGGAAGCATCGCCGGGGTCACCATAAACTCGACGACTCTTTACCAGGGAACGGGCACGTTTAACAACTCTAACACCGGATTCTACTTAGACGACCAAGGTCAGTTCAGCCTTAAAGATAAGTTGTCATTTGATGGTACTGATCTAAGTGTTAGTGGCTCGGTAACTGCTTCAGCATTTACGTTATCTAGCGGAGCTACGTTAACAGACACCGACGATCTAATCGCCAATACAAACAACAACGCATTTTTCCGCTATGAAACGACGGCGGCAAACGATGCCGTAGTACAGCCAACTGACACACAATTTAACGCTGCTTTTGGCAGAAACCCCCGCACCCGTGACGTAGTCATTGTGGTGAACACCACTAGTGACCCCGATGTAAGTGCTGCTTATGTCTATAACGGATCATCGTGGGATGCCAACAATGACTTCTTTACGGGCGATGTCATCGTTGACGGCACGATTACAGCAGATCACATAACAGTTAATGAACTGTCGGCCATACAATCTAACCTTGGCGCCATAGATGGCGGTAGTTTAAACATTGGCGACGGCGATTTCACGGTATCTAGCGCCGGTGTAATGACAGCCACTGGTGCGACGGTGAGTGGTGGTATAACAGCAACTAGTCTTACTCTCAGCGGGGTCACGATCCCCAAAACAGACCTAGATAGCACTGTACAAACTAGCTTAGACGACGCCGATTCCGCCCTTCAAGATTCGGACACAGGCGTCAACTTAGGCCTCACAGACGGTTCTGTCGGCGGTATAAGCATTGACTCGACTAAGCTATACGCTGGAGACGGCGATTGGGCTGACTCGGGCACGGGCTTTTACCTCGACAACGCAGGAAAATTTAGTCTTAAAGATAAGCTGTTCTTTGACCCTACAAACAACACACTTACCGTAGACGGAAACATTACTGCTGACGTTATTACAGCGAAGCAAAACCTAGTCGTTCTCGGTGATCTACAAGCAAGCAGCGTGGCTGTCGGCTCTATTACTAGAGCTATGCTTTCCCAGGATGCTTTAGATGAAATCTTTGGATCGCTGGCGTCTTCGGTTGGCGGCTCTAACGGGGACTTTAAAGACGGATCAGGTACGTTCACTACCTCCGGTGGCTCGGTAACTTTAGGCACTTCGTCCGATAAGTTCGATCACGGTGTGTCAGATGTAGACGTCGAGTTCAACATCAACACTTTCTTTTACACAACAACTAACTACACACAAGCACAAGCCCAAGCAACGCTTACGTTCGAGGCAACTGCTGACGGTACGTTTAACGACTTAAACTCAGCCGATAAAACGCACACTTTGCAGTTTAACGAGTACGACCTAAGCTCGTATTATGGCTATACGTACCTGGTCTATCACATCAACACGGCAATCACTAAGACGTTTACTAGCGGCTCTGGTAGTGATCTTACTGACAACGTAGACGTTCAGTTCAGAGTCGCCGTATCTAGCGTCGGCTCTGCGTTTACTGGACAGACAGTTCCCTTCGACGTTGCAGCCAACGAAGGTGTAACTGGCGTTACATCAACCGGCGGTAACGCGGACACGCTAGACAACCTAGACTCCACCGCCTTTTTACGTAGCAATGTAGACGACACGTTTGACGGTGACCTTACGATCACAGGGAACTTAATACTCCAGGGAGACATAGACCAGTACAACGTCAACAACCTAAACGTCACTGATAAAACAATAACAGTGAACAAGGACGGCACCCAGGCGCTGAGTGATGGGGCTGGTCTTATCGTCGATCGCGGCACTACGTCAGATGCGTTTATTACGTGGGACGAAACTGACGACATCTTCGATTTTAGTCACGGTATCTCGTTTGCTGACTTGGGTGGGCAACACACCAACCGTGCCAAAATATTTTTCGGCACGTTCCCAAATCCTGCTGGCTC